ATGATGAGTTTTTCCTAGACAATCCTGTTCTTTGGCCCTTTAATTGGGAAAGTTTGCTGTGTTGTGAATAAGAACTGATTTCTCTGCAATTCTATTTGAGCAGGTGGTTCATTCTACCTGCCAGGTAGAATTGCACAAAAATCAAGTTTTCACTCTAGTGATAGCAATGGATCTCAGCAAGACACACTCAAGACAGACCAGCACACCAGAACTCAGCAGCAGTGTGCCAATTCAATCTCTGGCACATGAAATGAGCACTGCATCCTGAATCGTGTATATTAAAAGGGTCGAGAGGAACACACCCCAATGATCAACGACATTCTTCAATCTCTCCCGCAATTCATTATGGAGATGGATGCTGATTGGGAAATGGTTTGTGACTTTGTTTTGTCACAAGATTCGTCCTTAAGTGAATCTCAATGGTTAGCAGTTGAGAAAGTATTTCTTGAAGAGATTGGTGCCTGAAATGTTCGCTGTTCAACCTAAGTCATTCGGTGAGTTTGATGATCATGCTGCAGAGTATTGTGCAAGTTATGATGATGCTCAAGATGTTGCATTTGACTGGAGCATTGATGAAGGTGGAGCACCAATGATCATCTGGAAGGTTACATCGAACAATCCTATTCGCTGGTCTGAGGTATTTGCCTGATGTTCACGATTAAGTATCAAACTCCATACAATTCTTGTGAGTGGAGAACACAAAGTTTCTCTACACTTGAAGAAGCAAAACGAATGGTAGATTTCTATCGTTCTTGTGGTTCACCTGCACACCTTAATGACACCAACAAAAGAACAACTGATTGATGCACTTTCTCGTGAATATGAGTATTTGTGTCATGATGACTTTGATCCTAATGTAGATCCAAGTCCTGAAGATTATCGTCAATCTCTTCATAATCTTACCATTGAAGAGTTAATTGAAGAAACATCAACCGATGATGATTTTACTCTTGAACAGTTTTTAGAAATCTACTCATGATCGAAACTTTACTCGCTGCCACAATTATTGGTAAGGTTATGATTGCACCAAATCAAATGCAAATAGAATACCTTACTGAACGTGATGAAGTGATTACTATTGTAGAGGAAGTTACCACTCATGAATAAGTTTATTGTTGGTGTTGTTGTTGGTATTATTCTATCCACTGTTGGGTTTAATGGTATCGCAAATCTTGGAAATCGAGCAGTTAATTCTATTGAAACTTTTGCACAATCTCAACAATGATTGAGACTGATTTCTTTATTCTAAATGGTGAACAGTATCAAGAGTTTTATACTGAAGCACAAAGGGTAGGTGTTACTCTAGATCATTATTTGCTAGAGTGGTGTGATGTAGAAGGTGAGGATGTTTATGTGTGATTTTATTGCTTTTTATACCATCTATAACCATAAGCATGACACCAAGTTTGTCCATTCTTTATACGTTGAATGTTGTTTTTGATGTTAGGAACTCCATTATAGTTTCCATCACCTTTGATAAAGAATGATGCCTCACTCATACTATCAAACTCTACAATTTCACCAGTTTTAATACTTATTCCATAAACAGGTTTCTTTCTTTTTTCACTTGATATTGCCGCCGCTCTTTTATAGTGTTCTGTTGATCTTGTTCTTGTTGCTGGTGTCCAATCTGTTGGTTTTGATCTAAACAAATACCATCCAGATGCTTGCAATTTGTTATTGTCAGGACTGCGTATTGAAAGTAAAATGTTAGCGTTACTTTTACGATTTCCAGATATTTCTTCTGCTGCATCTGCCTGTGATTTCCACATCTTTTTACGTCCTAATGTTGGATTGATACCATATACAACACCACGAACATTTACTCTTTTTTCTATTACTTTAGGAGTTTCACCTTTCCACGACCATTTATATCCAAATGCTTGAAATGTAGTGCCTTTAATACAAGCAACAATAGATTGTCTTGATTCTCCATTGTTAAGATCTGCTGCTGCTAATCCTACACTTTCATAATCTCTAACCCATTCACCTTCTAATGTATAACAACTCACTGCTTTAGAATGTGGATGATTTGCCCAATACTTTTGCGGTTTCTTTATACCTTCTCCCCCAAGGGTAATGTTATATCCATTGTTGCAAGAATCAAGTTTGTCTATCCAATAAGATTCTCTTTCATTTACAATATCATCAGAACATTCTTCAATCACTCTAAACTTAAAGTTGTCTGCTCCGTATTTACTAATAGCACGAAGTATAGGCATAGAAAGAGCAGAATTGTTCTCTTGTAAGTTATTGAAACTTCTTGCTAATTGTAGGTGCTGTTTCCATCTATCATATGGGTTGGGTTTTTGTGTTTTTCCTACATATGGTTTGCTATTTACTGTGTTGGTGATTGAGTAGATATATGCCACTGGAATGATAAAAATATACTTGTGTTATTTATACTTAAGTGTTGAAATAATGATATTAGTTTTCCGCAGGGTTGTGGAAAAAGTATTATAAATCTGTGGAAAAAGGTGTTAATTTTGTGGAAAACTTATGACCTTTTAATGTCTCTGAGAGTCGTCTTTATGATCTTATAAATGTGCTGAGACCTTGTGATCTTATAAATGTGCTGAGGTCTTATGCTTATGATCTTATAAATGTGCTGAGGTCTTATGCTTATGATCTTATAAATGTGCTGAGACCTTGTGATCTTAGCAAGCATACACTAAGGACCGCACTTTTGTCAACTCCGGGGTCACAAAATCCTCACAATCCCCGCACAAAAATACACCACCCCCGCATAAATACTCACCAAGACCTTGACACAAATCCCATAGCATCTTACAATACTCTCATAACACATTCGGAGCGTACTTATGTCAGTTGCTTATAGTCAAGCGCAGAAGCAGCGTTATAGAATCACTCTGGATATTAGCGCACTTCCTGACTTCGATCCGCATCAAATTGACTGGAAGGAGTTATTTGACTTGGAGGGTTCTGAACACTGCGAGGCATATGTTGAGGATTTAAGTACACCCGACAGATGGTGAGTTTGTATAAAGAATATGTGACAGATGTAGAAGTGTCACAATAAATGAGCACAGCACTTCAGATGTGATATTCTACTCTTGTTGGTGAGGGATTCATCAACACAAACATCTCACAAGTTCTCATCATGCGTAAGATCGAAACCCTGATGAATGATGCAATCAACAAGTGCATCGACTGGAAGAATGCAAACACTGAGGTGATCTATTCTCCTGAACGTGATGCAAACTATGTGTATCTGCATGGTAATCACATCGCAACGATTGGTGACACTTGGTTGCAAATGTTCAATTGTGGGTATTATACAAACACCACGAAATCCCGACTGAACGCTATTCTTTCCGCGCATGGAAATGGTGAGCGTGTTTATCAACGTGACTTCGAGTGGTTTGTATCAACTAAGTATGGGGACATTGTATTTGATGAGGGTATGATTCTGCGTTGATTCTTTATACCATGTGCCAAAAGTATTAGTGGCACAATAAATGAGCACAGTCCTCCAATTGGTGTATTGTATATACATCGGGGGAGGAAAAGAACCCTCGACACAATCATCACTCTCATGACTCTCACTAAACAACAAGCACTCTACATCTTCCGCAATGAGCATCAAGGTGTTGTGCGCGGTGATGTAACTTATACCCGTGAGAATTGGAATAACTTTACTGATTATCTGTGCAAGAATGGTAAGATCAGCAACCACCAATATAACAATTGGTCTAACCCTTTCTGATCCTTAAGTAACACCAACTCCACAACACATTCTGATCATGACTGTCACTCAGTTCGCATCACTGTCTAACATTGATCTTGCAATCGCTGAAGCACAAGGTAAAGTTAAGGTGACACGGTTAGCATCAACGAAACCCCGTAAGTCAGACCTGGTGATGACACAAACCAAGGGGAATCGTTGTAGAACTAACCGTAACAGTGGCACTAACTTTGTGACACAAGTTCGCTGAGTTAGTAACACAAACAGTCCTGGGTTATGACTATAAACTAACACCGCAACAGTTCTTCACTCTTTTCTTCTTCATTATGTCTCGTTCGATTGCACTTTCCCTGCTTGCTCAAGGTAACACTGGTGATGAGATTCTGTCGATCCTGGATGTTATTATGAGTGAGCAATCCGCAGAGGATTCTATCAACGAACCCACTGCAGATTCAATCGAGTTCTGATCACTAACTGTGCGGTCTCTGAGTAACATCTAGGGACCGCACTTATTCTTTATACTACCAACGAAACAGTTAGGTATTATAATTAAACAGTGGTAGTTAATTCTTTATAGTCGTAATCGCAGTTTATTCGTTATTCTTATTCGCAGTTAATTTTTTTAATTGTTTATTGTTTATATCGGGCGATGCGTTTATAAAAATCGATAAGTCCCTAACCTACAGAGGTGACAAAACGCGAACGATATATCAATCTAATAAATTTTTTCCGGAGGTATTTTCTAGTGTTTGGATGGATTCACAAAAGCGGTAAGAGTCGCCCCAATAAGAATAAAGCAAAAGGTTCTGCAAGATCTTGTGCTCAAAAAAATGCTTCGAGAAAGAAAAAGAAGAAATGAGAAGAACCCCCTATTGGAATTTTTGGAAGGTAGTATTAGCGGGCTGGATGATTCGTTATCCACGTCCGTTTTTTGTTGCGTTTGGATTTTTGATAGTACTGATATATAATGCAGTGGTGAATTAGAATTGACTATAAAAAATTCCGGAGATATTTTTCATATGGAAAAAGTTTATCACATCTATGCAAAGGATAGATGTTTATTTCATTCAGTAAAAGAAGAAGAATTTAAAACAACTTGGAATACACTCAATAATATGGTTGGTTTAATGAAGACCGACTATAATATTGAGGATTTGTCATATGAAGAGTTAACTGTAAGTAAGGAAATAATCCTCAACTCTTCACATTGACAAAGACATATATACACTGTTAAAATTGACATTGAAGGTTTATTTCTCTTATGGCAAAAGGATTTACTGTTAAAGCTGCTACTCCACAAAAAACGGGAGCAGAGTGGGACTATGATGCAATTAAAGAACGAATGAAAGGAAAGACAATTGTTTTCTGTCTTCCTGGTCGTGGATGTTCTTTTATCTTTCTGAAGAACTTTGTACAACTGTGCTTTGATATGGTACAGAATGGTATGAGTATTCAGATCTCTCAAGATTATTCGTCTATGGTTAACTTTGCACGTTGTAAAGTATTAGGTGCAAATGTACTTCGTGGACCAAAGCAAGTACCTTGGGATGGAAAACTGCAGTATGATTATCAACTTTGGATTGATAGTGATATTGTGTTTACCACAGAAAAGTTCTGGCAATTGTGTGATGTTGCATTTCCTGCAGAAGGTGAGGAGCGTCCTATTAGTGCTGGATGGTATGCAACAGAAGATGGTCACACAACCTCAGTAGCACACTGGTTGGAAGAAGATGACTTCCGTAAGAATGGTGGAGTCATGAACCACGAAACTGTGGAATCGATCAGCAAGCGTAAGAAGCCATTCACTGTAGATTACACAGGTTTTGGATGGGTGCTCATTAAGAAGGGTGTTTTTGAGAATCTTGAGTATCCTTGGTTTGCTCCGAAGATGCAAGTATTTGAATCTGGAGCTGTTCAGGATATGTGTGGTGAAGATGTATCATTCTGTCTTGATGCTATTGATAAGGGTTATGAGATCTGGTGCGATCCTCGGATTCGTGTTGGACATGAAAAAACTCGCATTATCTGATGAACTATAACGTACTTTATAAAGGACGTAGAATTTATACAAACCTCAGTGCAGAAGAGTGTACTGAGGTTCTTCAAGAACTATCTGAGCGTTTTTACTCGGATGAAGAGTTTGATTTAACTTTGATTGAAATGGAGGAAATTTTAAATGGCTAAAGGCGGATCTAATAAAACTCTCTTTGAACCTGGAGCACCTAAGAAAACACGTCAAGGGCGTTCTGCTCGTACATTACTCAGTGCGACCTCTCGCAATGGTCGTAAGAAAAGATACAGAGGTCAAGGCAAAGGTTAAATAGTAACAAGTTAAGGTAGTTTATGTACCACTTAGACTGTTGCGATGAATGGAAATCAATTCATCCATCTGATATGTGGATTTATAATAAACTATTTCTAAATCGTTCTCTAGGACACCTCTGCGGACCTGTAGGGTGTCCTGTTCCATATTCTGGATACTATATCGTCCGACCATGTATTAATTTACTTGGTATGGGACGATTTTCTCGTATAGAGTGGATTGATAAAGATACAGAACACTTTCATCCAGCTGAATTTTGGTGTGAAATATTTGAAGGAGATCATCTTAGTGTTGATTATCATAATAGAAAATCAGAATTAGTTGTCCTAGGTGAAAGAGATGATAATGATCCACTATACAAGTGGCGAAAATGGACTAAAATTGATTTTAAAGTTGAGTTTCCTAACCTTCTAAAAGATTTAAAGGGTGATTATGAGTGGATAAACTGCGAATTTATTGGGAATAAACTTATAGAAGTACATTTTCGTAGAAATCCTGACTTTAGATATGGGAATAGTGTTGCAATTCCTGTCTGGAAAGGAGATAGACCACAAAAAAATGGAAATCTTACCTTTGTAGAAGATAAGGATTACCTAAGAAGAGGATTTTTTATTGATTCACGGGATAGCAACCCCGTAAAAAGTTCTGATCTAATCAATCAGGAGCAAAGCAATGACCAAAAAAGTCGATAAAGATCAAAATTTTATGAAAAATGAGTGGGGAACTGAATTTTTAGCATCAGAATATGGTTGGGAAGAGAAAATTCAGAAACAAAAGATGCTTCGTGAAATTAATAATGACAATATGACACCCAAAAAACATGATTTTATGGTTCAAAACGAATTACATGCAAAAATTCGTAATGATGAGGACTATGATGACTGGGAGTATGGAACAGAACCTCTCTATGAATCAAAAAATCGTTAATAAATAAGATAGATTTATAATTTTTTATGCCTGTAGAACGGGTAAGTAAGGGTTTCAAAGATATTAGTGCTTCGTTTCAGGTCAATCCTTTGACCTATGATCTTATTGCGATTAAAAATGAGACCGCTATTGCCCGTTCTCTTCGCAATCTTGTACTGACTTATCAAGGAGAAAGGTTTTTTAATCCAATTCTTGGTTCAAAAGTAAGCAGATTGCTGTTTGAAAGTGTTGATGAGATCACAGCATCCGCAATTCAGGAAGAAATTACAACAACTATCAATAATTTTGAACCAAGAGTTAATTTACTATCAGTAGATGTCTCTCCAGATTATGATAATGGAGAATTTAATGTAACCGTCAGATATGAAATTGTTGGAATTGACGTATTACCTCAACAATTATCAT